TTCAAGACCACGAACATTCGTGGCAAGCAGTACGTTGAAGTCAACGAACGAATCAAGTTCTTCCGACAGGAGGAGCAGTACAAGAATTGGAGCCTGATAACAGAGTTCACTGTGCTTGACAGCGAGCAATGTGTTTGCAAGGCTTCGATTGTGGATGATAGCAGCCGAATTATATCAGTTGGTCATGCACACGAAGTGCAAGGTAGTAGCAACATCAACAAGACTAGCTATGTAGAGAACTGTGAGACCTCAGCTATTGGCCGTGCCTTAGCTATGCTAGGTATAGGCATCGATACATCAATCGCTTCGGCCAACGAGGTGTCAGATGCTATAGCCAAGCAAGAGGCTGTCGCGCCTGCCAAGTCTGATAAGATGATCAAGAAAGTACAGGAGAAGTTTGATACTGACCCGCCTGAAAACATTATGGATAAGGCTGTCGCCTATATAAAATCACAGACGGACAAGAAGAAGGCTTTTGATAGCATTATGTCTAAGTACGAATCCGCACTAAGTGATAAGCAGGTTTCAGGTCTAAAAAAGTTTGTTCGATAACGTAGGTTATGATACTGGATAAAAGAAGAACAAGCCCCAGCAAATTCACAGCCTTCAGAAGTCATTGCTTGAGGGCTAAACTACCTAAATCATGGGTCGGGATAGAGGAGGGTAATCCTCCGTTCTCTGGACTATTTTTTATAAAGCACGTGGATTTTGTAGGGGACATAGACATAGCTGAATATTTCATAAACAAAAAGGGCAATGGATTCTGGATGACACCAGGTAATCCAAAGGCATGGAGCGAAATAGAAACCTATGACTACAAAGACAAAGAAGGAAATTTAATTTACGATGAATAACATACCTGAACAACTAAAAAAACGGTACGGCAAGTCACACTTGTCATACTCATCCCTTAAGCAAGCTTTGGGGGACATGGCGCAGTTTGATCGATACATGAAGGGGGAGATGAAGTACGAGTCAGACGCTCTAGCCTTTGGCACTTTGTACGACATGCTCCTTTTCGAAAGGGAGAAAGCCTTCGAGAAATACACTGTTTTATCTCAGTCAGAGATTTTATCTCAGATTTCTGAGAAGGCGAGAAGCTCTAAGAAACCCCCACTGACCGCCGAGTACAAGTCTGTTTTGAGCGCTATGAAAGCTGAAGCATTAGAGGATGGCAAAACCATTGTTTCTTCTGCTGACTGGCAAATGGCAAACGATATGATCGACAGGCTCGCTACCTGCGGGCTCATTGAGTCCCACCTTAAAGGTGAATTTCAGGTAGAGTTCATGGCCGATCTTCACGGAATACAGGTTAAGGGGTTTTTGGATTGCTTGGGCGATGGATTTATAAGCGATAGTAAGTCAGCCCGAAGCGTAGATAAGTTTAGATATGCAGTTCGAGACTTCTCATACGACATACAAGCTTACATCTACACTAAAGTTTTTGAAATAAAAGATTTCTATTGGGTTGTACAAGAGAAAACTTATCCGTACCTTCCCGCATTGGTTAAATGCTCTGACGAAACCCTATTCACGGGTGAGATGAAGTTTAATGATGCTGTAGCGAGAATCACAACTTTTCTAGAACAAGATTACGAACCAACAACAGACTACCTTAAGTATGAAGTATGACAAAGAAACAAGCGAAATCGTAGAAGGAGTCATCACGACCGCCTTATTTATTTTAATCTTTATAATTCTCTAATAATGAGTGATCAAAGCAAGAAGTACGAGAGTGTACTTATCGGTTGGGCGGATGAGCCTAGCTACAATGACAACGGTGAGTTGATGGGGTGGAGTTTCCGCCTCAAGGACAACGAACTAAAAGATGCCTTGGATCAGTACACGACTAGACGTGATGCTGAAGGAAAAGGAGGTAACGTTAAGTTCCGACTATTCATGTCTAAGAGCGGGAAGGCATGCTTAAGCGTGTGGGACCCTAATAGTGAGGCGGGGCAGGAGCGCCGCAACAACATGGCGAAAACGCAGGAGTCCTCGGATATTCCGTTCTAATAAGTTTTTTTATCAGGGAATGGGGGTGAGGCGAAAGTCTTTCCCCCTTTTCTTTCTCTTAAAAACCAAGCATAGTGGGTGATCCTATATACTCCATGACCGCAAAGGTCACTATCGTCAAAAACAAACACCCCCAATCCAGGAATGTGTGGATCATAAGTAAGTACGACGATCCAATGGATATTATGAAAAGCGATGATAAAACAATGTCCAGGTTAAGAAGGGAGCTATTCACAGCTAAGGCTAAGAATAAGGTTATTGTAATCAATAGTATAGAATCTAAAAAAGAAATAGGATTTGTCAATAATGAAGAAGCATAGCAGCAAGCAAATCGGTGGAAGACATTACAAACACATGAAAATCCAGCCCACCGAGTTTATTTCAAGAAATGAAATACCCTTTATCGAGGGTAACGTGATTAAGTATGTCTGTAGGCACGCACACAAGAATGGAAAGGAAGATATCCTTAAGGCTATCCATTACCTTAATTTATTAATCGAATACCACTACAATGAGAGTAACGATATTTCAGAATCTTTACAAGAAGTCCAAGGAGGAGGCCCACTACATCCAGATGGCGGAAGCCTTGGCTCGTATCCAAACGGGGAAGTCTGCAACAACGATTGAAGCAATAAGAAATGGGTCTAAAGAATTCAAAAAGAGCTTACCAGTTGTATTGTTTAGCGGTGAGTTTCAAGGGCGTTATGATGATGCGCTTGAGCGCCATAGCAAATTCATTGTTTTGGACTTCGACCACATTGATGTTGAGGCATCCAAGGCGCTTTTATCCACAGATCCTTATGTTTATAGCTGCTGGGTTTCTCCGAGCGGTGACGGCCTTAAGGCGCTCGTTAAGGTAACCAACCCAGAACGCCATCGAGATCATTTCCGTGCACTCAGAACTTATTTTGGAAAGCAGTACGACCTAGAGGTAGATGAATCAGGGATAAATGAGTCAAGAGCATGCTTTGAGTCGTATGACCCCGAACTCATCGTAAATGACAACTCTACCGTATTTGGAGCATTTGCAACCGAGAAGAGCGAATCGCAAGTAGCTGTCTCAAAATCAGATAGTTATACGGATTACTTAAAGTTAAATCTAGCCACAAAGATGATCAGGCAGTGCTCTGATGGCGAGAAACACGCCACGCTACTTCGTGCGGCGAGGCTGTGCGGAGGGTACGTGGTTGCTGGCAGGATGGAAGAGGACGAGGTGACTCGGATCCTTGTGAGGGAAATTCTCAAAAGGGATGTAGACGACGAACAACAAGCCTTGAGGACAATCAAGGAAGCGATAGAAAAGGGCAAGCAGGACCCGATAAGAACAACCATCGATGATGAGAGAAAAGCGCAGAGGCAGATTCTGATAAATGATGGAGATATGTCCTTTATCTCATCTGACGATGAGGATTTTAGGTGGATTGATGATTACGCAAACGGGAGGATTCCCGTGGGCCTAGATACTGGAGACGTGGAGCTTGACAATTTCTTTAGGTACAAGAAAGAGTTCACAATAATGAACGGCCACAGCAACGTCGGTAAAACAACGATGGCGCTTTACCTGATGGTAAATGCTAGCATAAGACACGAATGGAAGTGGGTGGTGTACTCTTCAGAAAACCGCACTGCCTCACTGAAAATGTCTTTAATCCAGTTTGCGCTAAACAAGCCAGTGTCCTCCATGAACCATATGGAAAGAAAAAGAGCATATGAGTGGGTAGGGGATCACTTCACGGTAATTAGCAACAAGCAAGTGTATAGCTACTCGGATATTATAGTGTTCCTTGAGAAGATTATGAAGCAACAAGAGGTGGACGCTGTATTTATTGACCCCTACAACAGCCTCAAACTCGATATGGCAAACAGCTCGATCGGCGTTCATGACTACCACTATGAAGCGGCATCTGAATTCCTTACGTTCTCAACAGCCAACAATGTAGCTGTATGGCTGAACATGCACGCTGTTACCGAGGCTCAGAGACGCAAGGGGGACGATGGCCTTCCTGTAGCCCCATACGCTGAAGACACCGAAGGTGGTGGCAAGTTCGTTAATCGTGCTGATTGCTTTATAACGATCCACCGAAAGGTTCAACACCCTATCCCAGCAGACAGAAAGATCACAGAGCTTCACGTGCGCAAAGTAAGGGATGTGGAAACTGGCGGCGAACCAACTCCATTAGAGTCGCCAATTAAGTTTGAAATGAACACCTCAAGGACCGCTTTTAGGCTATATAACACTCAGAGGGAACTGTTCCAGTCCGTTGATTTAAAGGGAGGCAATCAGGATCACATAAAATTTACATATAACCCATAGATTTCTGCTTAAAAAGCTGTAACTTGCTGGTGTGAGGCGAAACGCAAAGGGTACACCCAAACGAAAATCAGCTAAGAAGCGTAATTTAGGTAAGTATAAAAGCGGATTAGAGAAAACATGCGCTGACCTTTTAGCTGAATCTGGGCTAAGCTTTACCTATGAGACACATGAGTACGTCCTTGTGAATAAGTTCAACTATCCTGGGACGTACTTAAAAATGACAGCAAAAGGGAAGGACTTAGTGGACCGAACGGACCGAGCAGTTTTGCCTATTAAATACACTCCAGACTTCATAGGACCAAGTGAGGGATGGATTATAGAAACCAAAGGGTACACCCCTTCGCATCATGATTTCCCGATGCGATGGAAGTTGTTCCTAAAATACTTGATGGACTCAGGAGAACCAGTTCCAGCTCTCTTCATCTGTAAAAATAAACACCAGGTGGAGCAAGCTATTGTTAAAATAAAAGAACTAGGATATGGTAAAAAAAGATCTAACAAAGGAAGATCTAGGGGCTAGCTATAGGATAGCTACCACTAGGATCCACCAGTTGATAACAGACTTCTATGAGGACCTGTTTGATGTTTATGGAGACCCTAGAACCGACCCAGGGAACATATCAAATATTATATCTGGGATAAGGGTAATGATAAACGAAGAGCTTGACTTGGTAAAGGAGGCTTCTTATCAACATTTTGAATCTAATCTAAATGATAAATCAAAGCAGGAGACAATACTCTTTCTCGACAGGAAGAGTCGCTGAAGTCAGGTTCGCTAGAGCAGCCGAGGACCTTGGATTTCAGGTTGTAAAAGGGAGCAGGAAGGATGATATTCACCTTCACGTCGATTACTGGCTGGGA